GAAATTCTGGGTTGGACCGAAAAGTCATGCCCGTCTCAAATTCCGGGTCAGCTTTTTTTACAAACTTTTTTTTGAAAAGACTTTTCTTTTTTTTGAACTCTTTTTTTTTACTCTATAATTATTATAGTTATAGTTATAGTTATTATTTTTTTTTTAGAAAATAAAAAAGAAATAGAAGTGATATTTTAGTACTACCACACACCTAGACACGTCAACCGGAGTATTAGAAGCAAGCATCCTATTATGGTGAGACTTCCGCGTTTGGTTTTTGCTTTTTGGGTTTGACCAGTTAGCTTCTACTATGTCAGCACTTTTGCTCTCAGATGAGGATAGAAGCGGGGTAAGTGGTGCAATGGTGGTTGTTAACTTTGGTATATGCTTTTACTTTGAAAACTCCAAAAACCCAGATTGCACTTTTTTACAAAACTCTATTTTTAAAAAGTCATTTTTGGTTTTAGACTTTTTTTTACACTTTTTTTCTGACTCATTTTTTTAGACAGAATGACTTTTCCTCCTTTTCTTTTTTCTAGAAGTATTACTATAGTTATTATTTTTTTACTATAGAAATAAAAAAAAAATAAAAAGAAAAAGATAAGATAGTATAGAGTTTAGACTCTTAAAATAGAAAAAGAGAGCAAAAATCAGAATTGGAGTCCGATGTGTATAACATCTAAAAGTGGTTATACAAAACAGAGTGTTTGGTGGTTTACAGAAGGGGTAAACTAGAGGTCTGAGTAATACTCAGGGTTTTTTACAGTTTACAGATTTTAAAAAGTTAAAGATTTTTAGAAGGTATAGTCTATAGGATACCGTAGTGCGCGCTAGCGCTAATAGTTCGAGAGTGGCGCAGCCGCGAACGAGTACCTTAAAACTATAAAATGTTTAAGATTGCTCACCCTTTGCAGTTGTTTTGCTCACCCTTTGCAGTTGTTTTGCTCACCCTTTGCAGTTTTGCTCACCCTTTGCAGTTAGTTATTTTAAAAATAATTCTGACGGATAAAAGATGGTTATTTTTAAAGAATGGTTTTTTACTAAAAAGTAAAGAAGAATTATAATCTAAAATTTTTAAAAAAATATAAACTATAAAAAAAGTAAAAAATATAGTTTCTTTAAGACCCCAAAACCCCAAAAAAGGGACTTAAAGACAAATTATCTATTATATTATAAAAAGAATGAGTTCAAAATCTGTTACTTACCCTTCTATTGTTTTAACTGAATCCGAAATGTTCAGAAATAGCAATGGCGAAGTATGTGAAGTTGATGTGAGAGGAGAGAGAACCTGGAATGGTTGCTATTTCCGAGTAATTGACATCGGACGAGTGTTTGGTGTTAAATTATTGGCACAAGACATTTTAAAAAATTCAGACAAATATGTTGAAGGAAGAGATTACATCAAAATGGTTTGTATGGTTTCAAACCATAGTGGATGGAACCAAACGTATTTCACTTATATGGGTCTTAACATGTGGTTATGTAGTTCTCGTAAACAAGAAACCAGACATTATGTTGAGTGGATGATGAAGACCTTATTCACTGTCCAATTCGGAACTATGGAGTCCAAACAACAACTAGCAGAAGAAATCGTAGACCCCAAATACAAGATGTTCAAAACATTCTCACTTGTGTGTGCGCATAATGTGTCTGGTGTCTATCTGTTCAGAGTTAAAGTACTTGATAACAAAACGGCCGTATACAAGTTTGGTAGGAGTAAAGATATCAAAAGAAGATTTGCAGAACATGCGGTAACATACGGAGAAGATAATGTCGAACTCACCCAATTCACAGCAGTTGATGAGTGCATGTTAGTTGCAGCAGAAAGAGATGTTAAAAAACTCCTTTCCGAATTCAGATATGTTGACGGTGGTGCACTCGAACTTGTTAAACTCACAAACAAACAGTTAAAAGAGGCTAAACTAGTGTTCAAACTTATCCACTCCACATATGAAACGAATACTGTTAAACAAGAACTAAAACAAGAAGTAGAAGAGTCAAAACAAGAGGTAGAAAAAACACGCATAATTGCAGTTCGCGAATATGAGACCGCAACACAACTATATACTAATCATCTTGAAACTCTACAACAAGAAAACCAAGACCTTAAAAATACCATTAGAGAGTATGAGTCTAAGATGACAATTATGAGAGAAGGATTCAAAGTCCAAATGTCTAAGTTAAGAGATGAGGCCCGACTGTATATGGACAGCATTAAAGGGGTTATGGACATGTTCTTCTAAGAAGGGGAGACATCCGCGTTTGTTTTTTTACTTTCCACTTTTCCAACAATACTTCTGTTATGTCAGCACTTTTGCTCTCCGATGAGAATAGAAGCCAGGTAATTGAAAACATTTCTTTGTAGTTCTAGATAGTTGTAATAACCATCTAAAACCCCAAAAACCCAGATTGCACTTTTTGCAAAACTTTATTTTTAAAAATCCTTTTTCTATTTTTAACTTTTTTTTTACTTTTTTTTCTGACTTATTTTTTTAGACAGAATGACTTTTCTTTATTATCTTTTTTTTAGAAGTATTATTATAGTTATAGTTTTTTTTTATTATAGAAAAAAGAAAAAGATAAAGATAAGATAGTATAGAGTTTAAGAATAGAAAAAGAGTAAAAAATCAGAAATAGAGTGTAGAAGAGAAACAGAAGTAAAAGCAATGTGGTTTAACATCCGGGTGGTATAGTTTACAGATGGGTGTGTCAGGACCCCTGTGTAATACTCAGGATTTTTTACAGTTATAATTTTTACAGTTTTTAAAAAGTTTAGAAGATAATAGACCGAAGGTCTATTATTGTATAACTTATTTTTTTTCTATAGCTATAATCCTCGCGAGAGAAGCTTAGCGAAGCGGGCTTTGCGAGTCGAGTCTGCTTTGCGCGTAAGCGCTTTATGATTCGAGAGTAGCCCTTGGGCTACGAACGACTACCTTTAAACTATCTTATTATTACTATCTTATTATTATTTTTTTTAGAGAGAGAAAGAGAGACAGTATAAGAGAGAGACAGAGTGGGGTTTGGGGGTAAAATTTGAGATTTTGAGAAAAGTTTCTCTAGAAAAAAATAGGGAAAAGTTTCCAAAATAGAAAAAACCCCGCCCCAAAACACCCCCGACTGATGGGGTCGATGAGTATTGGGGTAAACCAAAAAGCACCGCCTAAAAATCCGACATACCCTTCTTTTAAAACAAAAAAAAGTGTTATAAAGATTTCTTTCCTTATATAATAATGAACTTTGAAAACTTTCAAGACAGTGACAAAATAACAGTACAAATGTTTTTAACAGCCTGTAAGACAGAAGCAGTGCTTGGAGAACTGTTTATAAAGTACAATACAACGTACACCTCAACCGGTATTGTACCACATTATGTTTACTGTAACAAATACTTCTATGCCTACGATTGCCAAACCCGCATTTGGGAGGAGCTAGAAAGCGATATCCTAAACGCCCGAATCGAAAGATGGGTAAGAACAGAATACGAAGTTATCAGACGAGACGCTGGGGTTGACACAGACAAGATTATCGAGCTATCGAAAGCTGTCGACAAAGTACTTAGGTTTAAACACATCGACTGTGTACTAAAAAATCTTAAGAATACTATTTCTGATATTGAGTTCTTTGAGAAGCTAGACAGAGTGCGTCCTAATTGGTTACCAATCAAGGGCGGGCTTGTTATCAACCTTCAAACCAATGAGACAAGAGAAAGAAGAATAGACGATTATTTCTCATGGGAGTGTCCAGTCAAACCAGTAAAACAATTCTCTGATTTTTTCCTTAAAGTAATAAGTAGTATTATGTGCGACAACAAAGAAAATCTCGCATATTTTCAAAAGATGATGGGTTACTGTATAACCGGTAGTAAAGAAGCACAAAGCTACTTTATCTGGTATGGAAAAGGTAGTAATGGTAAAAGTCTTATTCTAAACTTGCTAAAAGCAGTTTTAGGAAAAGCATGTGAACCTGTAACGAAGAGCGTGCTAATCGACGCCGGAAAGAAGGGAAGTAACGGGACAGAAGTTGTCAGTCTCAAAGACCTCCGTCTTGGTACCTTCTCAGAGACCAACTCTCAAGACGCACTAAATGAGAGTATGCTTAAGATGATTTCGGGTGGCGACAAAATAAAAGCGCGTGGTCTGTACAAAGATGAGATTAGCTTTGAGTTATTCCTCAAGCTTATTGTGTGTACTAACCACAAGCCAGAGTTTAACGGTAGTGACCACGGAACAGTTAGAAGAATCAAGTTCCTTCCATTTGAGGCCAGGTTTAGTGCGACACCAAAAGGTATCAACCAATACCCAATTATAGACGACCTTGAGAACATCCTTATCAAGAATTATCTTGATGAATTTTTTACTTTTTGTTTATGGGGTGCTAATGCTTGGTATAACGACAAACTATTCCAGGATATCCCCGAAGCAATAGCTAAACAACAAAATGACTATATCAAAGAACAAAATACTGTAGAGACTTGGTTTACAGAACGCGTTGACGAGAACCCTCTTAAGAAGATATCTCGCCCAGACTGTTACAAGGATTACTCCAAGTGGTGTGAGGAGAATGCGTCCTCTTCTCTGTCTAAAAAAGATTTCTTTACGAAAATAACGGAAAAATGCGGTAAAACGTATAAAAGTCATGGTATTGTTTGCTATAAGGGATATGAACTTAGAAACGAGAATTTCGACACCGAAGACGAGTCGCTCTAATTGTATGTACCAGTACGATAACATTATATAATCCAAAAATTATCATTTTTGCCATTACTATACTATAAAAGAAAATCTTTATAAGATTTTCTTTCCTAGTTTAAGAATATGCTTGAACATGTTGAAGAAACACCGATGGGAGATGATGATATAAAATTCTATTTTCCCAAAGCAAAGATTATAAAGTACTCAGACCTTAGAGGATATGGTCATATAGACCAACTCTTACCAAAAGATAAAGACTATAGTTTTCTTTTACTTGAAGAATCACCAAACCGCGGACATTGGTTGGGTCTCCTGAAGTATGGTGATACTGTTGAAAGCTTTGACAGCTACGGAGGTAAGCCCGACTCGTGGTTAAAGTGGAATAGTAAAGATAAGAATGTTGACCTAGGACAAAACAAAAAAGAACTATCTAGATTATTAGAATCTTTTGACGGTAGAGTTGTTTACAATCCGATAAAATATCAAGAAGAAGATAGTGACGTCAACACATGTGGGCGTCACTGTACTCTTAGAGTAAAGAAGATGTTAGAAGGCAATAACTTAGACAATTATTATAACTGGATGAAGAGACAAAAAGATAATAGTGATATGACCTATGACCAAATAGTATCGAACTTTATTAGGAAGACGTAGCCCCGTTAGTGGCTAATACCTTATCTGTTGTAGGACTTATACTTCCGATAGCCTCGTAGTGGTCTAGCATATGCTTCTCTGCGTCTGAATGTTCTACAATCCAAATCGTCCCGTCTTTTCTAAGAGAGAAGAAGATGTCAACCGGTAACATATCACGGAGAGTCTGTAAGAATACGCCCACCTCGTCTGGTGTCTTTGGTTTTCTAAAGATATGCTTATTTTTAAAATTATGTGATACTTCAGACCTCAAGAAATCCAATACTGGTCGCGTAAGTAGATTGTGAAGCATCATATGGGTTATTGTGAATATCATAATATCAGAGTGTTCCTCTGTTCCGGGTCTTTGAAAGAAAAGATTAACTTGTTTTCTCATTATTCTATAAGATAATTATTCTTTAAAACTTTTTAGGGGTCTTAAAGAAATTGGTTCGCACCACTTTCTTTAACTGCTTAAACTCTTCGTCAAATTCTCGTATGGTTCGCATCTGTCTCATAGTACAGTAATAAGTGTAAGCACACATCACATAACTCGATAATAATAAAGTGATAATCTCGTATAGCATTACTAGTATAGAAAAATATTCTTTAAAATAATATTCTTTTTCTATAAGAATTATTCTCGCGAGAGAACCGGAGCCTGAAAGGCCGAGGAGTAAGCGAAGCGAACGTCTCGGGTGTAGCGAGGTTTGCGAGTGAGTCCGCTTTGCGCGAAGCGCGTTGTCTTCTACACAATATTTTCTCGACTATAATAATATGACAGACGACTTTAAGTTTGAAGATTTGACTGAAAAACAAAAGAAAAGATTACTGAAATTTTACAATGTTTCAAGTCTGGATGAGCTAACAGTGAAACCCAACGGACATATTGTGGGAAGCGGTAAACCCGAGACGCGCACACCACGACTGTTCTTGGAGGACCACAACAAGAAATTACACGAGCTAAAGATAGACATGTTTCTTAAGAACCAGAAGAACCCAAGCCTTGGCTTTACTAACATACCCAAAAAAGAAGCTAAAGAAAAATTAGAAAATATTTTTAAGATGATTGGGTCTGAAGACCTGTCTGTGTTTGTGGTTGAACACGGAGACCGCGCGGAACCAGATACAACACTATTCCAACAACTCATAATTTTCTATTCTAATCTTTTAAAAAGTGTCCTATGTGGAAATAAGATATCAGAAAAGTATATCACAGCGACCGGTAACCCGGCCGTATCGGATGTCGACTTCTATAACGTCTACAAGAAGGACGGTGATGTTGTAATCAAGGGGTTCGCTTTCTGTAATATCCAAAAGGGTGGGCTGTTTATCGACGTTATTTGTGGGACGGGTGGAACAGGTGATATGGTAAGGCAGATATTCGATGGTCTATCTCAGCTGACCGGAAAACCAAAGTATATCTTTTTAGAAAGTATAGAGACAGAACAAGCAATCTCTTTTTACTCTCACCTTGGGTTTAAGAAAAAAGATTCTGATACTTTAAAACTTTTAGAAAAGATAAAAAAAAGTAAAGAAAAAGATTTCGAAAGTTTTGCCAGAAAGAATCCAAAGTTGGCAGGAGGTCTCCTCTACCTTAACCCACCGGCAAGTGTTAAAGCACAGTGGGTATACACCCCTATCAGTTGGTGGTCTAGTATAAAAAACGGCGACAGTCCTAAACTAGAAGGAGAAGGTATCGGAAGCTTTTTCAAATCCGCTTATAACAAAGCAAAGGAGACTGTCACTAATGTGTTAGGTCGTCTCAAACCGAACGTATCCGGCTTCACAAACCAAAGCAAGGCAATCCTTGGAAAATATGGTAAAGGTGTTGTTGTAAAACTTGTAATAATTCGCCAACCAATTATGGGAGTTTTGGACACAATTATAAACACAATTTCTTTTGGAACTTTCCAGAAGGCAAAACAGAAGTACGGATATGACAAACTCTTTCACTTACAACTAGCCGCCTATGTGAAAGTCGGAAGAGGGGTAACAAAAATAGTGTTAGAAAAGAATGAGACGGTCGATATGTCTGTGTCAACTGAACACGTACAAACCGGGAATAAGGAGTTCCTTATCGTACCTTTTGAAAAGACGTTTACTCTTGAACATATGGTTAACACGGCTAGAGAACAACAAGGAGACCAACGGTTCTTCGAATATGATGCCTTCAAAAACAATTGTCAGTGGTTTATCTCGTACCTACTGCATGCAGAAGAGCTATACGGACCAAAAGAAAAGGCTTTCCTCTTCCAAGACCTTACAGAGTTTACGAAAGACCTTCCAAAATGGTTACCCGAGTTCGCAAGAAAAGTCACCGACCTTGGTGCAACTGTTTCTAACCTAAGAGGTAAAGGTAGACGTGCTGCGCCGATTGGTGTTGAAGCAAAACAGACTGGTGTGTACGCTGACGTTTCAAAAGCCAACCAAACAAGCCAAGATATTATCAAGAAATTGTCAGGTGGGATTGGAGTTCAAAATTACCTTAGTAAAGAACAGAGAGAAGCAAACCGACGAGCTGCAGAAGCGAGAGTCGCAAGTATGGGACCGGGTGTTCGGGCTCTAAACTCTACGCGTCTTAAGGAGTTATCGGAGGAGGCGGAGCGGGCCAGAAACCAAACAATAGCAAAACCTAAAACAAAAAAAACTATAAAAGATTATCAAGCAGAAGAGATATACAGAGATGCACAAGACGCCAAAAAACGCGCAGAAGAAGAAGCAACGGCAAAAGAAGCAGCAAGAATAGAACAAGAAAGACAAGATAAGGAGAATAGGAGATTAGCTAAAATAGACCAGTTAAAAAAGAGTTTCGAAGAAACCAAAACCCAATTACAAAACGATGTGACCGCATACCGCGAAGGAAGGATAGACGATATCCAAAATAACGAACTTAGAAGTCGTGCACAAACAGAACGTAATCTTGGGTTTAAAGGTGACAATAAAAAAGGATTATCTTTCTATCAAGCAGTTGAAGAGACCTACAAGAACGCACTTCGACAACAAAAAGAGCACGATATGCTTATGCTTATCCCCGCTGTCATGCAGATGGGTATAAGTGAGATTCCAAAAGTAGGAGATGCTGTATCGTCTGTAGTTGACGCGGCTTTAGACGTAACCAATGCTGCTAAGGATACAAGTGCAGATGCCCGACGAAAAGCCATCATAGAAGCCGGACCGCCTGTTCGTCCCGATGTCTTAGAAGGGTTTACTGGAGAATTTCCAGAGCCAGACTGGGACGACTTAGCAGAGAAAGAAGGATATGGCAAACCTGAACCCGAAACGGGTGCCCCTTCAGGGCTTCCTCTTCGGCCTGCAGCCGAGAACGGTACGTTCTCCGGTGAAGGGTTACACGCTATTATTTTTAAGAAAAATATACCTCTAGAAAAAGCAAAAAAAGAGGCGATAAAATATACCGGACCGAATAAGAAGTTCTTTAGAGAGACAAAACATTCGTACCGGTTTAGGAATACACCCAAACAAAAATTTGACCCTAAAAGTTTTAGAACCGCAATTCTGAATAAAGATATTTCTTTAGTTTTTGGAAAACTACTTTAAAGAATTTTTTTCTTATACTAGTAATGGACCACAAATACTTAGAACTTGACCCAATGCCCTTTCTTGTTAAGGAGTATGAGAATGATGAACCCGATGTTAACGCGCTTGTCGAGGTGTATATCGTTGTTTACACTCTTGAGCGAAAGGGGAAAGAACCACAAGAAATTTACTCGTTTACTTGTGATTTTGAACAAGCTTATAAAAGGTACAAACTTTTACCACATACGCGAGCACTACTTAAGCGCGTTCTTACAGATGATGAAAATCTTATTCGTCTTGGTAGAGATGGTACTAGACCTAAAGCAGATAATGACTCGTGTTCTGAGCCCGTAGACGCGTCCGAACTAACAGAGGCGTTCAACCGTCTCGTTGTAACTGCAGAGGAGATGTGTGAACCCGAGACGTGCGCAGAGCTTACTCCTCGGCTCGCGAGCGAACCCTTCAAGCATATACCAAAACCTCCGGTACTTTGTGGCGACGAATGTGACGTTTGCACAGACCAGTAAAACTTTTCTTATTATTCTTAAGATGCCATATACAATTAAAAAATGTGCTAAAGGTTATAAGGTATGTCTTGTAGCCGACCCGAGCCGCTGTTTTTCTAAGAAACCACTTACTAAAACAACGGCCGAAAAACAACGTAGAGCTATAGTGATGAACGAGCTAAGAGAAGATGGAGACGACTTCCAGGAAACATTCCAAGGAGGAAGTAAGTTTGACAAGTTCTATGACCAGTTATCGGAACTAGGAATATCTGAAAAAACATATCTGTCCGCTGCGAGAGCTGCTGCAAATCGCGAAGGATACGACGGAGATGAGGTGTACTTAGCAGAAGACGGAAACCACAAACTGGTATACAACGGAAAGCATGGGATTCGAAAGTTTGGAAAGGTAGGATATGGAGACTATCTGATATTCTCTCTATCGCCCAAGTTTGACAAGAAAATAGCTGATAAACATAGACTGTCATACCATCAACGGTTTAACAAGTCAAAATTATATGAGAAAGATTCTCCGTATATCTTATCTCTAAAAATATTATGGTGATTTTTTTTCTTGTTAAAAGTAATGACTAAGAAATTATTTTTTTTAAAGGTTAAAAAGACCGGTGGGTCTAAAGAAAGTGAGTTAAAAAGTAAAAGTCTTCTCGAACTTGTTGACATGATGGACGATGTGGGAAAGTGGAGAATGGCAGAAGCACTCCGTAGAGTTGACCCTCAACAGTCTATGGGTATTGGTCATCTTGGTCTTGAAGGATATCTTAAAAAAGCAATATCTTTACTAGAGAGTGGACAACAACTGGTGGGTGGTGTTAGTTTATCAGACAAAGAGCGCCAAGACATAGCAACACTGCGTAATAGGGTTGCTAGAGGAGAGCGCGTGTCATCGGAAGGACTTAAGTTGTTAGAAGAACTCGAAAAAAAAGAACAAGAAGAGAAGGAAGATATGGAAGAAGATAAACAAGAAGAGGAAGAACTGAAACGAACGTCTAAACATCTAAAAACAGTTTATAAAGATGTTAATAGCGAGATTCGTGTCGTCCAGGAAGCAATTACAAAACACGAAGTAGCCGACGAAGCACTTGCCCGATTATCAAGTCTTTTACAGAATACTATAGGTTCGTCTGAACTTATTTCTGAAAATGTTAAAACTCTCAAGGATTTTAGACATATTGTTGACGCGCGAAACGCCGAATATGCCACCGCACGGAAACAATTATCTCGTGGTGCATTCGAACGAACGCCACACTCTCGACAGTTGATAGAAACCAGTGGTGTTGTGGACGAGGAGAAAATACCAGATGACTATTCACAATATGTCGAAAACGAAGCAATTGTCCCGTTATCTTCGGTTATAGGTGTTGCCCCAAGTGAGATAGAATCTGTTATAAACGCCAAACGATATCTTGGTTTTAACCGAGATACAGGACTACCAAATGTTGTCGACACAATAGACTTTGATATTACTAAAGGAAATACAACATATGCTGTTGAAGTTAAGGGACGGAGGTTCAACAATACACGAGATGTTGGAGTAACAAAGTTCGGACATTTTGACAAGCTTAGAAAGAAAATAAACGAGTATAACTTCGGAAAGCCCGTTCGAGACCATAAACAACTCAAAACAATTGTAATGTGGCCGAAGGAGTCGTCTTCTGAAAGATTAACACCATCTGGAAAATATTATAAACATATCCCGTCATATGACTACGTCGAACTTGATAGTGATGATATTGTCAAGTTTAACAATCCACTGGACATCGCGCCTGGTATAAACACAGTTGAACCAGGGACACGTATACCTTTTGGAGATAACACTAATATTAAAGTAAGAAGGAATCCTGTACCAAGGGGTAAATCCAAGTTTTCGGGAGAAGTGACATATACTTTTGACGAAGTGGTTGTTAAAAATATTCCAAATTCTAGACACAAATCTGTTGTTGCAAGACCAACTGTCTCAGAAGCACCACAACGTATCGGACCAGAAGCTATTGCTACACCAGAAGAACGTCGTCGTGCGCGAGATATCGCTATGGCACTACCAGGACGTCGTACCGCAAATTTAGAAAATGCTGTCGCGGTTTCCGAAGCACTTGCTTCTGATAGAAAACATCCGGAGGTGGAACGAGAGTCTAAAGAGGAAGAGCCACAAATGGTGCGTATTGCTAAAAAGATTGGTAATATAGTTGGTCAACGGGCACAAGTAGACGAATACAACAAATTTTTAGTGAGTAAGGGGTTAGACCCCGTTTCACAGCGTACCCTTCAGGGATATATTTCAAAAGCCATTAACCTACGTCAAGAATTTCCAGATAAAGTAGTTAAGGCCGGGTTATATGATTATTTCGGAATTCCTCGTTCTGAGGTGCATGTTTTACCACCAAAACCTGTCGAAAAAAAGAAGGTTAAAAAAGAAGATGATTCAAAAGTGTTAGAAGAGGCGTCGCGTCTGGTAGAATTACAGAAGGTAGGAATAGAAAAAGCAAGGGCTGATGTAGACGCATTATATGTCGGTCGATTACTTGAAGCAGTAAAGCCTGATGATGTTCTTACTTTGTATAATCTTTGGCCAGAAAGAGGTGTTAAAAAAGCAAAAGCAAAAGATATTGCTGGTTTTATAAAAAAGTTTAAAGAAACCGGTAGATGGCCAGAATGGGGGTTCTCTAATTTCATACAACAACGTCTGAAATAATCCTTTTAAAGAAATAGTTTTATACTATAATAATAATGTTCAAAACTAGCCAAGTAATCGCTTTCAAAAACGCCATTGAGTCTATCTCAACACTTGTACAAGATGTCAACCTTATCATCACACCCGACTCTGGAATCTCTATTAGAGAGATGGACAAGACCGGGAAAATTTTAGTATCTGTAAAATTTGAAAAAGAAAATTTTGACTCCTTTACTTTTACTGAAAAACTTGTCGTTGGTATTGACCTTGTCGCGCTTTCAAAATGCCTGAAGTGTTGCTGTGCAAGTGATATCGTTGAGGTTTCTTTCGGCGGCTGTACTACTGTATGTTTCAAATATGCTAAGAGTACTAAAACTTTTACTCTTAAAAATCTTACTATTCCTGTATCAGATAAGGTAATATCTCCTGTCTTCTTTGACTATAAAGTCTGTATCTCTTCTAGCATATTTAACACGTGGTGTAAAAATCTACACGCTAATTGTGAAAGAGTGATTATGACAACCGGACCAGACAGTATAGTGTTTGTCGGGTCGTCTGATGTTGGAACGATAGAGTTTGGTTTAACCGTCGGACGAGACCTTGAGATTATCACGAGTGAAGATGCCAACGGCGCGGTGTCTGGTTGTTATGATTTGAAATTCTTTTTATTATTTTCAAAATGTTGTGGTCTATCTGATGACACAATTATTTTTGTTAAGAATGATTATCCACTTGTGCTTCAGTATACGTTACAAAGTCTAGGAGAGTTAAAACTATGTCTACAACTCTAAGTTTTTTTTCTTATTTTTGTATATGTTAGACGCAGGAATTATTTCTCTAATTATTACCGCAAGTGCTGCAACTATTGCACTTGTTGTAAAGTATGCGCTTATGAGTAAGTGTGATAATGTCACTCTTTTTTGGGGGTGCTGTAGTATCCACCGTAATACGGGACAGGAAATACAACAACCGCCCGCAAGTCCAGACAGAGTGTAATCTTATTATTATTTTTCCAGTCATAATTATTATGATTGGAAAAATATACAAAATTATTTCAGAAAATACACCTTATTTTTATGTTGGTAGTACGACGAAACCACTTACAAGGAGGTTGTGGCAACATAAAAGGAAGGCAAGTCGTCGTTTGCTGACTTCAAGTGTGGTCATCCGAGCCGGTAAATATAAGATTGTTTTGCTGGAAGAAGTCGAGGTTAGTTCAAAGGAGATACTTGAACTCATAGAGTATCAGATAATAGACGAGATGACCCGAGACGGAAGCCTATATAATTACTGTGTAAACAAGAAAAAGAATCTCAGTGCGCTTGAGCGATTATACCCGAAGGGCTGAAAAAGGCCGAAGAGGAAGCCCAAAGGGCGACCGTTTCGGGTTTCAGAATTCAACGGAAATTTTACCCCGAGGTTTTCTGATATACTTTTTTTGTTCTGATACCGAGTGGGCCATAGCCGCTGCGGTTTCCTCTAACTGTTGGTGTACACCACCTACTTTGTCAGTGATGGAGATATGACGGAGCATGCTTGACCCAATAGCCTTACCAAAAATTTTATTCAAAAGTTTTGTAATATCGCCAGATTTGTCGAGAGGCTTTCCGTCTACCCTAATAAGGAAAGGTTTCGAATCTTTATCGTCTAGGTCAAGTTTAGTTGTGCGAAATTTTAAGTACTTTTTTAGAGCTGCAAACAGTTCGGGTGTCACCTTGATATCTTGACGACCATACTTTTTACTTGTCTTGTATTGGTTAAAAATAAACTTCTTTTTTGCTAAGTCAAAGTAGTTATAGTCTGAGTCTAACTCAGGAATAAAGGTGTCAACGACTTTCATCAGTGTGAAGTCTTTGTTACGCCTTGGTTCCTGAAGGACATACAACGAGAGCAGGGCATAACCCAGAAGTTCTGTGTATTCTTCGTCGGTAATATTCTTTTTTTTGTAGAAAGAAAGAATCTTATCTTCTAACTTTTTATATTCTTCTTTCACTTGGTCCCAACTAATCCAGTTATCCTCTTGGGTCTTGGTCATCTCTCCTTTTGCGTTCTCGTCTTCAACAACCTTCTTACTGGACATCATAAGGTCGTAGTACTTGTCGTGTAGTTCTTTGAACTCTGGAAACACAGATAAGATGCTTACAATACTAATGAGATAATTGCGTCGTGTTGTGTCTTTATAATCTTTGAGTTTCTCTAAAACTTCCGATGGGTTCACTAGGAACTTAAAGTCGACTAGTTCGCCGCCTGCTAACTTCTTCAGATTACGGACGTAAACTGTGGCGCTTCCTTCTGTGATTTTTTTCTTGTCTGCTAACTGAGCCATAATATTTTCTACGAATGACATTATTACTCTCTAAGAAAATAATTCTTTATAAGGATTTTTTTTCTTATAATTCTAATGTTTGACTATTATTATAATCTTGAAACCGTTGACCTTAAAAATTTTGGTAAGAAAAATAACAAAGAGTCTGAGCGGATGTGTACCGACTGCGGTGTCGAACGGATACGTGTTGACCATACGATAGTGTGTCCTATGTGCGGGGGTGTGGTTGAGCATCTTGAGATTCTGACTCCGGAATACTTTAAAGAACCAGTGGGTTACAAGAGACTACCTTACTTTAAAGAACAGTTAAAAAAAGTACAAGGAAAGGTGATGGTAGTGCTTCCTCCAGAACTACTACCAAAACTTAGAGTAGAAGTTTTAAAGCTGTACCCGAAGGGCCGAAGAGGAAGCCCGGAAGGGGCGCCCGTTTCGGGTTGGACATTCTTTACTCTGCGTAAAGTCTTAAAAAAACTAGGGTACCCGTACCTATACCCGGACCTCGTGTATATCTGGTCTCTTCTTTTTCATGACCGACCTATCCCTAAGTTGACACCTCAACAAGAGGCGGCGATGATTGCGGCCTTCCTAAAGATACAGGGTAACTGGTCTAGCGTAAAACCGAAGAAGAGAAAGGCTATGTTATCCAACCAGTACATTATAAAGAAGCTATCTCATCTTTACGATATACCACTAGTTGGTGAATGCTTGGGATATCCAAAAGATGTCCGCAAACTTATAGAATACGATACCATTTGGGCCAAATTTTGCAAACTTTTTAACTGGAAATTTTACTCTAGTTTTTAGATGTGAATCTCGATGGTTATCTTTTACCTTTGTTTTCTCATCTGACGCTATCCCGATGTGAGTTCTACCTTTTCTCTTTTTTCTCTTACTATTCACTGACCCCTTGTTCTAGAAAGATTACTCTTAAGCTATCTTATTATAGTTATTATATTATTATTATTTTTTTAGAGAGAGAGAGAGAGTACAGAGTAGAGAGAGGGGGGGGGTGAAAAGAGGGTTGGGGTTGGGGGGTAAAAATAACGATTTTCAGAAAAGTTTCTCTAGAAAAATATAGGGAAAAGTTTCAAAAAAGGCAAAAACCCCACCCCAAAACACCAAAAGAAGAGGGGTAAAAAGGGAGTGGGGGTATGGGGGTTTAAGGTGGGGGTTTTTTTTCACATCCAAAAAATAGAGAAACCCCCTCGTAGTAGTCGACAGTATCGACGGTAATCCATCGAGAATCATAAAAAAACGTAAAAGGGGGGTAATGGGGTATGGGTGTCAAAGAGTAGCCCGCTATTTCTCTTAAGGCCTTCCTGGCCTTTTTTTCTGTACTTTTGTCTTCCGATGGTTATTACCTCTGTGTATAACCAACAAGTTTTTATGTGTTCGATGGTAACAGAAGTAAAATGTGGGGTTTTTACCGCCAAAGCCGTCGAAAACCCCCGCCCCACGAAAGTACAAAATGTAACGAATCTTGGAAAAAATCTACTTAAAAAATATTTTCTTTACTACTATAATGTTAAACGCGGAGAAAGTAATTCTTAGAAAAGAAGAAAATAAAAATAAGAGATTACAGTTAAAAATAGAAAAGCAAGAGGCACTTGAAGAATCGTTCAGACATGAGCGCAATACGAGATGGGCAAAACATAAGGGTATAGAAGACGTTACCAAGTGGTATGCCGAAGGGAATCGTATGCCAAGAGAGCTTGAGTTAGAGACAATCGAGTTAAAAAAGAAACATTATCTTTTAAGCGAAATTTTTGAAATGTTCGATAAACAAGAAGCAAAAGCAGTAGAACGAGCCAAGATAACACAACATGAAGATGACGCCGACATATGGTTTTGGAGAAACTTAAAAAAAGGTGGTCGCGTAAAGCGAGTTGACATATACAATCGAGCAACTGTTGATGGTGTACAGATGATAAAAAAAGATTTTTTTAAACTATTAGAAGAAAAATGTGGTAGACCTTATAAGTGTGGAGGTATGGTTTGCTTTAGGGGGTGGACTCTTGTCGAACCCGAGACTTCCACCCTTCCTCGGTCCGCGAGCGAACCCACTTAAAAATATCTTATTTTATATTATAATGGAATATGCAATTCTTAGAAACAAAGGACTAGAAAGAAGTCATAACTTATATTATATCTTTGCAAGAAGTAACGAGGCACCACCACATGAGGTGTTTGACAAATGGTTCTGTACCAATATGACATTTTCAGGTCGATGTGTAAGCATAGACGACATATACAAACGTGCAAGGGCTATAGAAATGACAAGAGATGATTTTTTTGAAAAATTAGAAAAAAAATGTGGACAAAGTATTAGGTGGAATGGTGGTGTGTATTTTATCGGTTGGTCTTTGAAGCCCTCTTCTTCTGAGGACTATCCTTTACCACCAAGTCAAGTGACACCGGCGCTTTCCTTAGGTGCGCGGGTAGTCCTCTAGTATACGGTACGGTACCGGCGGTACCCTCTTTCGGGAATGAGTAGGACGATACCTTATACAGCTTTACACTAGTTGTTTGTTCTGGTAAGGATAGGATGTCACCATAACATGTCCTACAAACACTGATATTTTTTCTATCTTGTCCTATTTTTAAAAGATAAAAGTTTGGACTGTCGTCGGGAGTAAAAGGTTTACTGCAATATTCACAAATCATTATAATATTATAAGATAATTATTTTCTCATAATATTATAATATGCCATACGATAACAAGTATAACAGAAAAATTGCAAAGGAAAATGACTATCTGGTAAAACGCTTTGTAGAACACACAGACGCAATGGGAACAAGTCAAGCCATCAACTACGTAAACCCTAGTGTACGAGGTGGTGCTATGGTAGGAGGCGGAGTTGGTTGCGCCGAGTTTAAAGCGGCATCTGCCGGTAAACACGCTAAATGCCCGTGTGAAACTAGCGAGTGCATGTGTGGTGGAACCAACCTTGGACACGAGAAAGACCCCGTGGGTCCTGGTCTATCCGGTGGCGCGATTCTTGGATTAGAAGATAAAGATACTAAACCAAAAAGAATCCGTAAAAAACTAAAAAACTTTGGTACTCTTGGCAAACCTCTTGCTGCTGATATGGCTGTCGGAGCACCAGTGATGCCTTCTGCTACTTCAGTTCGCGCGTCCGCTAAAAAAGACCCCTTCTCTCCTCTGGAAGCACAATCAGCCGAAGAAGCCAAACACTTAACAATCGGTGGAAACAAAGACGAGACAAGTTCTCCTCTGAAACGCGGACGAGGCAGACCCCGTAAACAAGGAGGAAATGGTTTCGCGTCAGGTACCCATATGGACAACGGTGAAGGTCCTCATACAGAAGGAGTCCGACCGCGAAAAACCAAATCAGGAGGAAGCACTTACAATCTCGAAGACCCTGTCGTAAAAGAGAGACGCGAGTCTAACGCCAGAAAATATGCCAAAGCAAAGAAGGAGGGTTCGGGTGTAGTAAGCGATGTCATTGAATTTGTAAAAGACCTTGTAACACCCAAGAAGTCTTATGAGAACAAGACCCGCGCAGAACGCAGAACCGACCCCTTAAAACGAACAAAAGCGATTGGTCGTAAAGTATATGGAGAGGCTATGAAGGGTGGTGCAGAACCCGAGACGCGCGCAGAGCTTACTCCTCGGTCTGCGAGCAAACCCGTCAACGACCAATCAGGCGAACCATTACTCCCTACTTCTACCAAACGCACTGTTAAGTCTACTCGTAAAAAAGAAGTACCTGCTATGACAGAGAAGGTACAACTTCCTTCTTCTACTATGTCCGGTTTAGGAAAAGCTAAGAAACATAATCCTAGAGCGGAGATTGTGAAAAAAGTTATGGCCGAACGTGGTTGTAGTATGATAGAAGCCAGTAAAGCCGTTAAAGCCGAAGGTCTTTACTAAAAAAGAAAAATATTTTCTTTCCTTGTTATAATGAGTTTACGTCAAAAACAAATAAACGAGATTCTCGGTTACCACGACAACATAAACAGGGATGTTTTTGAAAGAGAAAAAAAACATGTTTATTATAGTGGTCTTCAAGAAGCGCGACCAAGAGAACGCGATTTGGTGGTTGAAGCGGAGTTAAAACAACGAGTTACCGCCATACAATATGATATACAGAACATTACACAGAGTATCCACTATGTACCGAGTGCGTCTCTTGTTAGCGCAATTGGAGAGGCATACGGTGAAGAAGAAGGAGAACCAGGAAGATATAAACAATACGTCGAACAATCAAACTTATCGAGACAAAAAAGCGGTAAAGATAACTTTGACAGAATGTTTTCTTTTTTAACAAAACTTATCAGAGATTGGAACAATCTTGTAGACTATTATGTCATTAAGACACAACAAAACCAATATAGCGACGCACAAGAATCAGCGCTTAAAGATAGTATCACCTCTCTTGTAGAACCACTAAAGGACCTGTTACAAAAGGTTGTACTTCTTAAACCAGTAACACACGATTACTACAAGATTTACAATCCAATCTCTGTTTTACTGCGTATTGTAGAAAGCAGCGACCTTTCAAAACTTTCACCAACCATTATCAACGAGGCATATGATGTTAACTATGAAAATTATTCTCTTGATACTAGAAACCTTATCAAACAGAAAATGGCAGACTATATTATTAGAATTAAAGACGTTGAGATGATGGTTCCTTCTAGTAAGACAGAAGAGAAAGCAATCGAACGACTTAAAGATTGGTATATTTCCGAACGAGATAAACTCGAAAAGTTTTTATCGAGCGGAAAACCTACCATAAACACAGCCGATGTCGAAGGAAAAGAGGGGTTTATAGATGAAATACCTCTTGATAAACTGTTTAAAAAATTTGTGTTAGACAGAAAACCCGGTGGGTTTAAAGACACACAACTTCAACAAATTTTATCAAAAATAAAACCAGAGAATAAAGAGGTAATCGGTGAATCTAAGTCAGAAGAACCCGCACCATATGGTAGAAGCGAACACAGTGAGTCTAGAGAAGCACCACCACCTCCTCCGTCGCGATTTGGTCCACCTGTAAGTCGCATACCACCTCCTCCACCTAACGAGTTTTTAACTGATATGATAACACATATCGAGAAGTCTTCGGGATTCACTGACCACGACAAACATCTTATGAGAAATAACGCTATTCAGATGAACCAACTTGGTAAAATTTCGAAATCAGAATTAGCCGATATTATTAAAAAAATAGAATCGGCACCGGTAAAAGAACCAGAATCTGTGGTCGTAAAAAAACCAGAACGAAAGAAAGGTGGTGCGGCACCTCTTGGAAATTTTCCAGACGAGGCAACACTTGCTCCGTATATCTCCAAACACTTAAAACCAAGTCGTTTTAAGAATACCATGATAGAAGATGACACAAGTTCTGAGTCGGGTTCCGACACAGATTCTGAGTCAAGTTCTAGTGAAGACGAGGCCAAAGGCGGTCGCAAGAAACGCGGAGGTGCTAAACCAGTAATCATAAACAGTCCAGACAAAGACCTTTGGTTCTTGTAGTCCGCGTAACCCTAACCATCCTTTTTAAAAAAATTATAATTGTAAAAAATATAATTATAATTCTTTTTCCTACCTTATAATAATGAGTTTTAACTTTGAACATACAGGAAAACTACTCTGTACTATAGACGGCGGCAAGCTTAACGGTAAAGATGTCAGCATTAGTACACCTGGCGAAGACGAGGCCACCAAGTCATATACACAAATACCACTAAAAGATGGTAAGTTCCAACAGTTACCTAATCCTAAAACCGAAAGAGAAATTCTGTATATCACAGGTCCGAGTGGTAGTGGAAAGTCTACATATACTTTAAAATATTGTCAACAGTTTAAGAAAAAGAAAAAGAAAGCTGATATTTTCTTATTTTCTGCGCTAGCCGAAGACGAGACACTAGACAAGATAAAGACAAAACGGATGATTATCGACGATAGCCTTATAAGTAATCCAATTGCAGTTGCTAGCTTTGAAAATAGTCTCGTAATTTTTGACGATGTGGATGTTATCTCGAATAAGGACCACAGAGAGGCGGTATACAAAATCCTTAACCAGATTCTAGAAGTAGGGAGGCATCACAAGATATCTTGTATCGTAACAAACCACTTACCTACCGGCGGCAAAGATACGCGTCGTATCATCAACGAGAGTCATAGCGTGACCTATTTTCCACAGAGTGGAAGCGCCGGTCAAATGAAAAGATTATTACAAGATTATTTGGGTTTAGACTTGGCTACTCTTAAAAAGATTAGAAAGCTAAACACAAGATGGGCGACAGTCTTCAAGAACTTCCCAATGGCTATTATGACCGAGAAACTGTTATTCTCTCTTAACCCCGATGAGGACAGTGACTCTGAACTAGACAGCGAACAGGAGGAGAAGCAAAAGAAGAAAGAGAAAATCGGAGGGAAAATTCTTAAAAAATAATTTTCTTTTCTTGTTATAATATGTCAGCAGACTTTGCCAAAGTTCTAGTAAAAGACGACCGTCTCGACGTCGTCGACAACATTAAATATGCCGTGATTAAAGGTGGTCAAAACGTGACCGCTGCGCAATACCAAGCCATCACATCATCCAACTCTCAAATTGTTTTTAACATTCAAGTGCCCTCTGAACAGACACTCATCGACAGGCGCGTGTTACTTCAAACTGACTTAAAAATTAGCGTCGCATCTCAAGTCGTAACAAATACTTCTGGTACACCAGGCGCACCAACCCGTGTAAACCCATTCCCTCAGACCGGATGTGGTTATGGTAGCACCGCCGGCCTCGCGCCATTCCCTCTACACCAACTGATGACCGTTGCTTCTGCAACTATCAACAACAACACTGTAAGCATCAACATCCGAGATGTGTTACCCTTTATCATGCGGGTACTTAACAAGGAAGAGTTACAATGCTACAACGGTACCACTCCTTCTCAACAAGATTCACTATACTCTTATTCCGATGGATATGCGTGCAATCTTAGCTCCCTGTCTGGTTTTGGTGTAGACGGTAACTCCGATATTAACGGTCGTGGTAGCATTGCACTAACTGCATACGCACAAACTATCGTGGGCTCTGTGTGTACCGAAGATTTTACCTTCCACATCAGTGAACCTATCCTCCTGTCACCTTTCCTGTATTCTCACCCCAAATCAAACGGCCAAGCATTCTATGGTATCCAAAATATGAACATCGTTCTCAATATCGGTGACTTATCCCGCGTATTCCGCGGTCTAAATGGTATGGACGGTGTGGTTAACTCAGACAGCGCAACAGGCACTCTGGCCATCGACTACACCAAACGGTTCTCTTCTCCTGCCGGTGTTGCAGTTGCTAGCGCCGCATCAACATCTGTGGCAATCATTACATCTGTGAGTCCCGGAAACGCGCTTGGTGTTGCCAACTCCAACATGTTTTCCAATACTCGTTTACTGATGACCTTCTTAACTCCTCATCCAAGCGACCTGATGCCCGCTAGAAATATTGTTCCTTTCTATGAACTCCCTCGTTACGTAACCACCAACTTATCACCCGTTCCTCGTGTTGGTACAACTGCAGTTGGCGATAACTTTTATATCCCATACTCTGTGAACGGTGGCACCCAGCTCACCTCTCAAACACTTCAGCTCAACCAAATTCCGGATAAACTGGCGATTATGGTTCGTAAGTCCATGGGAACCCAAAAATGGGGCGACTCAGAGAGTTTCTTACCTATCCGTCACATGACTCTGAACTTTAACAACAACTCCGGTATTCTGGCCTCCGCACAATGTGAAGACTTATACCGCATGTCAAAGGATAATGGTTCTCAACAATGTTGGGAACAATGGACCGGTCTTGCTTCTTCACCATACTCACTTGCAAGTGTTAGCAAACTAACACCCATTGTCCCTCTTTCACTTACACCCGATGGTTTCAAAACGGTACCAACTTGTGGCGGTGTTCTGATTCTTGAGTTTGGAAAGGATATTCAGCTTGTTGAAGATTTCTTCGCTCCTGGTAGCTTAGGTAACTTTAACCTTCAACTTAGCGTCTGGGTTGACAATTATCAAGCCCAAGATTTCGCAGGAACTGGAGACTTGGAACTTGTGTTGATTACCATGAACAGCGGGGTCTTCGTTTGTGAACGCGGGACGTCGAGCACGTATACAGGTATTTTAACTCGCGCCGATGTTCTCGAAGCAAGCGACCAGAAGGCATACACACATTCTGATGTTGAGAGAATGGTTGGGGGTGGTTTCATGGACAAGATTAAGTCTGGCGTCCAAAAACTGGCACCTCTGGCAAAAGAACTTGCGCCTATCCTAATGCCTCACGTTGAGAAATACGTGAAAGGTAAAATGGGAATGGGTATGAGTGCAGGCGGTGGGTCCGGCGGTGCGTTACACGGACGTTACCACTGTTAAAACCAAGTCCACTCTTCGTTGAGTGTAACAGACAAAACAAAATAAAAATATGGCCGGGAAAACCGGTCTTATTTTTACTTTTTCTTTTTTTATTCTTTTTTCTAATATCCAACAGTAAGATTGTTGAAATCTTTTCTTCTGAACATAATCTTAATGTTACAGTTACCACCAGATGCCAGAGTTACTGGGATAAGGGCACCGAAACGATTGCGCCAGAAGATGTTGACGTTTATACTGTTTACGGGAGATGTTCCGAATAGGTCGATGAGGCGGTACTCACTAGAAGGAACATAATTTACAGTAGGAAGGTATTCGCTTCCTTTTGTTAGGGCTACCTCAAAATCGGTCAAGACGTTAGTTAAGTTTGCATTGTTACCAGAAGATACAAAACTACCACTATCACCAAAACGAATTGGTGCCGCCGTAAGTTCTGGTACAACAGGCAGTAACGCAGTAGTGAAAACCAGAGACTGTATGGGATTCCACAGAGGAGTTGTTGTGTACTCTTGAAATGTAGCAATTGTTACAACATTAGTCAAAAAATCTGTACTTGTATTATAACCAACATTCTTAATTGGTATCATATAATTTTTACCATTCACAACATTCGTCCAACCGAAGCATTCACTGGGAAAACTTGGGTATAATGAGAACATGGGAGTGTTAAAGTATAGTTTAACCGCCAGGTCTCCTTGGCCTGTAGCAGATTGGTCAAAACAAGTTTGAGGTGTAATAAGTGTAGAAGTATTACTTCCTGTATCCCATTGAGAGTATGGGGTTTGTGCTGTGTACACGGCCGCTGGTAGTTGTGAAGGATATGCGGCTTTGAACGCAGCCCAACCGTCGGATAATGCCGCGTTAAAAACTTCGAAGTTCCACCACTGATAACTAGAAATCCAATAATAAGGATTTGACAAATCGGCGAAGGTAATCGGTGCGGTTGGTTGTTTGAGGTCGACTTCTTGTGGGACATACACAAGGCGTTGTTGTAAGTCGTAGTTGGTTACACCACCGTCGGGTGAGTACGAGTATGTCAGGGTGTAGATGAGGTCTGTGCCATTTCCACCGATTTCTGCCTGTGGGATAAACAGAGGCAGACCGGGTGCTGTATCGAGAGAAAATCTTACGACAGACATAAAGTACTCAGAAGGATTACTCAAGAATGGCTGTGTTCGAGTCTCGTTGAACTCGATGTTAGGTGGTTTGTTCTTTCCGGTTGTATCATCGTTTGTGATGCTGATGTTATAGTAGACGTGGGTCGTCCCATTTCCGGTAATACTAGATTGCATATTATAATAGTATAAGAAAAAAAAGTTTATAATCTTTTTCTGTCCCTATTATAATGTCCGCTTATCCAAGTTTAATCAGTCCTCTAATGAACGCACAAGGTCTAATTACTACAAGTGCGTTAAATACAGAAGCACAAACCGCGCTCGCATCGGGTGTTGCGGCAAATGCTAAAGCCGATACCCTTTTAGCAACGGCCCTTCAAACATCCGGCCAAAATTACACAGGGCTACCTGCTGCTGGTATTACTCTACGAGATTCAGGAAATCATCCTTCTATATCTCTAACTCCAAGCACTAGTGTAATCGATGCAAACGGAACAATTCGTTCTGCTGGTATTGGTGGAAATGCTTTTGAAACTTCAAGTTCTTCTTTTACAGTCGATTCTGCCGGTAATTGTAAAGTCAATGAACTTACTTACACAACCCTTAACCCACCTATCGGTCCGGGTGCCACACCAACACTTGCTGAAGTATTGGCCGCTGGTAATGATGGAGGAGATAGTGCAATCTTAGGCTTAACTAGTTTAACCATTAACGGCGCATATCAAATTATAAAAGATGTAGACCATCCAGAATTAGGAGTTATCGGTTTGTCATCTGACACTGTGGGGTTTGTAACAAGTGGTGTTCCAATTACTGCTACTACTCTTGTTGGTTCATCTCCCGACGGTATTGCCTTCCAAAATGCGGATGCTTCTTTTAAAGCAAATTTTGACGGTTCAGTAAATGCTACTTCTTTTAACCTTCCAAATAGCACTTCTATTATTTCTGGTGGTAGCGGTATAATCTCTTTTGATACTGCCAACTTAACCGATATAACTAATATTACAACAATTGGTAATATTGTCAATACCAATGCTGGGGGAACTCTAGGAGTATCAACAAATAACTTAAAAACATATTCTGATGAGACTACAACACAAACTGGTCTGATAGACGCAACGGGTAACGCATACCTTCAAAATTACTACTTATGGGGTGTCAGTGCAGGTGATTTTGCAATCACCAACAACAAGAACATCCTTACAACCGGTGAGATTACTTGCGCTCAGCTTAACTGTTCTACCTTCAATCCTCCTCTTGCAACACCAACTCTTGCCCAAGTATTGGCCGCTGGCGCCGATGGTAATCAAGTCGAAATCTCTAACTGTGGAAGTATAACCGCAAATTCTTTTGTTACTGCTGGTGACGTACAATCTACAAGTGTTACTGTTCTGTCTGGTCTTGCTACTATCGCTGGTTTGTCTTCTGCAGGTGTAGCCCGTGCAACTTCTCTGGATATTAGAACAGATACTAATACTTTAAAGGCACAAATTACCGCGGACGGTAATATCACTTGTGGAACTGTGAATGCTGTTAAGCCCGAGTTTAAACCAACCTACGATGTTTATGTTGCTAAAGGTGGTAACGACACAACCGGAACTGGTAGTATTTTAGCTCCTTATCTAACTATCCAAAAAGCTATCACTATTTGTGAAGCATTCTCAGATAGTGTCCCTCGTGTCGTCAATGTAGCGGCTGGTTCTTACGCCGAGAATCTAACTATAACCAAGTCAAGGATTAGCATTGTGGGCGAAGGTCAATCATCCCGTCCTGATGTCGGAACTAGTATCTCTGGTACAGTTACAATCACAATCGCCTCTTCTAACTCAGACCTTAACAACAACAATATCTACTTTAGCAATTTCCTTATCAACGGTCAAATCGAAGACAACACTGCTAGTGTAAGCTATCCTCATCGCGTATTCTTTGACCGATGCCAACTCTACGCAAATAACAGAGTTCTATATGTCCACCCATCAGGCGACTTTAGGGTGTTTGTTTCTAATTGTGTTATTTCCAACGATAACACAACAGCTACTGACCCGGTTGTAGAATGTTATTCTTCTTCAACTGGTATGGTAAGCTTCACTGGTAACCAAATCACAAGTAAGGGTACATCTCAAAATGTCTTTAAACTTTCTGGTAGTTGTCGAACCGACGCCTTTGCTCAAAATATCTTTACTTCTGATAGTACAGGTACTAACGTAGCAATTGCTATCTTTGTACACAATAGTACAGCTGTAATCACACTTGGACAAAATGCTTTTGTGTATTCTTCTTCTGGTGCCAAGAGGAACGCAGATACTGCGTCTGGTATCTACATGAACGCTGCTTCTGCTGGTGGTTCTATCGTACTGGTAAATAACGTTTTTGGTTTAACTGGACTGCCGTTGGGACAAAATGCGGTTCAGAATAACTCTTCGGCCGGTGTTGTGATATTTGGTTCTAATGTTTCAACATCGTCTAATGCAGGAACATCGGCATTTGCTATTTCAGGAACCTTAAACGTGAACAAATTTGCAATGACCGCCGTTCAGTAAGTCAAAAAAAGTAAAAAGTAAAGTAAAAAAAATATTATAATTTGGTTTTTTAAAACCTAATTATTTTATTTTGAAAAAAAAATCTCTAATAAGAAACCGCAACCTGTGTTGTTGGTCCTCCACCAATAGCCATAATGGTAAAGTCAAGACGCGCGTCTACTGACAACTGACTGTCTGGGGTTGACTGGTTGATATAGCTTCCGTATATACCAAGACTACTTATGGCACCAGATGGTGAATAATATGTTAGTGTTCCTGGTGTATGGGCAATATAGGTAAACGACGATAGAGGTTGTGAAGGAATTGTGATGTCGATAGAAGTTGACCTATCTGTAAGTTGTGCTTCTGGTGTAACATCCGCCCATATAGCAAACGTACCAGCACCGGCTGGTGGTATTGTGCCGAGAACAAAATCGAATGACGCAAACGTAAAGTTTATCTGAACACCATAAGTATTTGCTTGAAGGCTTCCAATATCCAAAATAGCAAGAGGAACAACAACATCCCTCGCTGGTAGTGACACGGGCATATTCGATGCACCGTAACCAAATTTAATCGGTACTCCGCCGGTGATAGGAACGCCTCCGATGGTTACACTTCCTCCTGTTGCAACTGCAACGTTGGCACACGCCACTTCACCAGATACGCCCAGTGCTCCTGTAACACCAACAGATACTGGACCGACGGTAAGTGCAGTCTTTCTTGTCTGGTCATTGGGGTCGTAAATAAAAGTAGAGATTTGGGGACCGTCAAAAAGTAGTGCAGCATCCGCATCTGTAGAATTTTGAACACCTACAATACGCCCAATATTATTTACAACAGCCATAGTCATCGAGTCATTCCCATTATTCACTACTAAGTCTCCGGAGTTAAGTGTTACACCACCTTCCACAATAGCACCATCAGCTGTAACAGATAAACCGCCTTGTGCTTCTAATAGCCCACTTGAAACTGTTAGACCACCTGCAACTTGTGCGCCATCTGCTGTCACATCTAACCCGGCATTTGCGACCAGTAAAACGTTAAAAGGATTCCCACTGCCTCCACCACTTGGTCCAGGAATAGTAAAATTATAAGAATAACTCCTGATAATTGCTCCACTAAAACCACCTACAACTCCTGCGTAAGATACACCTGCTGGGATTCCTTGAAGCGTAGCTGGTTGGTATAGAGTTCCGTTTACGTAGACGTCTATACCCGTATTGGAATACGCTACAACTACTTTAGGATGACCAGAACTTGTAGGTGTAGCAAATGGTACAGTACCAACGACACCATGTACAACTGGGTAAATATTTGTAACTGTTGGTGCTGTGATACTATCGAGAAATATACCGTATGTCATATAGTCCATACCGTGCCCGTATTGGTTACCTGGCTGTGCCCAGTCAATAAAATTAGTAAAGCCGACAAAAAAATTGTCAGTTTGTTGATTAGCCCATGACTCAGCAGTAATAACAGAACTACCTGTATATACTTGGTCTGTATATCCCCATGATGTCCACGCAGACCCTGTCATGTTTAAAGTATTATTGGTTCCAAATGTTATGTTCGTAGCATTTGACATGGTGAAACCGCCCAAGCCATTTTTTCCATCAGTACCATTTGTACCAGGTGTTCCTTGTGGACCTTGTGGTCCTGTGTCTCCTTTTGGTCCTTGTGAACCAGTGGGACCGATTGGTCCTTGGGGTCCTTGTGGGCCGATGGGACCACTTGGAAGTAAAGGGTTAAGACATAGTGTTTGTAGATAAGATATTTCGTTTTGTAGTCTAATGTTAACTAACGCTTGCTGACTCATTATAAAGTAACAAGAAAAAATAATTATAATCTTTTCAAATCCTCGGTTTTTAAAAATAATATTTGGTGATTACAAAACTGTTTGCACTCTTCTTTGAACAACTTGTCTATTCTAAAAAATTCTTTATAATAATCACTTGTTTCGTAGTCAGGTGCTATCACTTGACATAGATATGGCACTTTTAGTCTCTGTATTTTTTCAGATGGGTGAGGACCGATATAGAGGCGGTTAAGAGTAACCGGTAAGTTAAGGTCGTAATCGCCGTCTAGTCTTAAGAACGGAACGTACAACACTTCTAGTTTAGGTGGTAGGTTGGTTAGGTCATTCGCGTTGACTTGGTCTATAACTTTTATTACTCTAACGTCTGGCATTATTATACTAGAAAGAAAAATAATCTTTAAGCTTCTTTTCCAACTGGGGGGTGTTTTGGGGGGGTGTTTTGGGGCGGGGTTTTTCTGTTTTTGGAAACTTTTCCCTATAATTTTCTAGAGAAACTTTCTGGAATTTTGAGTTTTTTACCCCCAAACCCCCTTTCCTCTCTCTCGTTCACTTTGTTCACTCTCTTTCTCTCTCTAAAAAAAATAATAACTATAACTATAACTATAATAACTATAGAGTAAAAAAAAAGAGTTCAAAAAA